TTGTTGATTGTTAATGCGGTTCCATCTGCGAGAACTTCATCTGCACCAGATAGATCATTGAAGTAAGGCATCTCAAAGAGCTTACCTTTTTCTCCTGCCATTTCATCGAAGACAGGACTCCTCTGGGCTATGCCAGAATTGAGGATATTAGAAAGAGTCGTACTTCTTTCAACCACATAAGGGCTAAAGATTTTAGGTACGACAATATTTGATATAGCTGTTGCGGCCATTTTAATTTCTCCATTGCAACAAGTTAAAGAATAGCTCGTTGCACCGCAACTTTATCGCCCTTCACTCCGATCCAGACGATTGCATTAAATTAAAATTTTAAGTACCCACCTTGAGTACTTTTGGGATAATGAACTCGGTTAGATATTCAATTCTACGCCAGCTTCCCTAGCCAGTTGTTCAGCATGAGTTGGATTATCTGTAAGGATTTCTCCTTGCCTAGTTAAGTTATAACTACCAGATAACCAAGGATTTTCCGAATTACTCTTACCGCCCAATTCACCACTACCGTTAGCACCGCTTCCGTTAGAGGGAACGAAAAGGTGAGGAGCATTAGCTATTAACTCCTTCGACCATTCATCGGGAGTCATATACGTACTCCCATTTTCAGAATAACGTGCTTTTCTATCTTGGTCAACACAAAAAAGATTTCCTTTTTCGTCTATCTCCCAAGAAGTTTTTGCTCTTGCTAATATATCGGCAACAGCAGAAGATTGAGGAGTGCCGTTTTTATTGACAGCCGATTGTATCGCAGAAGTAATCCTGTAGCTTTCTAATTCTCCTTTATAGCGATTAGCCAACTCTTCTTGTTCATTACTTCTTTTCGATAACGCATCGATTTTCCCACCATATTCTGATTCTTTCTTTGCAAGCAATTCATCAAACTTACCTTTCTCCATAAGTTCTTGATTCTCAACTGCTTTCATTTTCTCAAGGGCATCCTTTGCACTGCTTGGATCAATCCCATTAAAAGAATCCAATTTCTGAGTAACACCTTCAAGACTTTTCTTTAATTCAATATTAGAATTGCGGAACTCATCTAATTTACTCTTCTCTGTAAAACCTTCAACAGATAAATGATAACTTCCATCTTTTTCAACGTAGTAATCAACCAGACCCTCTGGTATCTCTTCTTTTGTTTCAATAATAGCTTTCAGTGCCATCACTCCTCCAATCTACATTTATAATTCTTACTCACCTTAACTAGATGTCCACCCTGAACATTAGCTTCCTTTTGCTACTTTATCATATATACAAACGCAAAAGTCAAATCATTTATGCAAAAGTCAAAATATTTATATCATCATACAACTCATAAATCCGGTATTTCCTGTGTCCAATTAAAATCCACTGGTTTATTTCGCTTGTCACCTTCTTTCTTGAAATACTCTACATCCTTTTCTATATTCTGTCTGAACACTGCTTCTTCTGGTGTATCGTCAACTGGTTCAATACCATTGATAACCTCACGCATTATTTCCTGCATTCTTTCTGAAGTAATCATCGCGGTGGCCTATAATTCTTTTTATTCAAAAAATCTTGCCATAACTTTTTATCAATTATGTTCAAAACACCATTTTTATATTCAGCAAATTTTACTGGATCAACGGTACTCGTATCCCACAAATTCAACTCATCATATAACCCATTCTTGATTGCCTGTGGCACAACCTGAGAAATAGATTTGTGATTCTCAATCAAGTACGTTGTCGGAACTGCTCGACCTGTTTCGTTAAAACGATCTAAATTCCTCTGCAGTGCTGTATCTATATCAACAGTAACATAATCTGCACTAATGTACATACCTTTCGCCTTCATCTTATTAATTTTATCAGTCAACTTTTCCAAAGAACTGTCACCTGTTCCATCTAAAACAGTATTAAAACTGTCATTCCCTGACCGATTCAGTAATTCCTTAGATACCATACTTGCTTCCTCATGTACAAATGTTGAAGCCATTGGATCTTTTTTCTTTACCAATTTTGTGTATTCAGGCAATTCTTTTTTGATCTCGTCTGGATCAATAATTACACTTGATGGCGGTAGGTTCGCTTTACCTTGTTTCATAAGCACACTCTTTCCACTTGCTGGCCCTCCTCCCATTAAGTGGAATATTGGTCTTGTCTGCTTTTGCGCACCTTTAATAAACTTGGATGTAATCTGCTCATGTAACTTTTGTCTTTCCGGTGTAAAGTTCCCATCACCATCACTATATTGGTTGATCGTGTCAAGCCCTTTTGAGTTATATACAACTTGAGTTACAACTTTTGCTTTACTTCTTAACTCATCAATCGTTATCGGATCGCCTCTTCTATTGGTAAAATCTTTGAGCTTTAGCTTACCATCTCTAAACAATTTTGCTTTTGCTTGACTTCCAATGATACGATTTTGTCTTTGAGGTGCTTGCTTCCGCAACCATTTATCCATATTCATTGTTGCACGTTGAGGCCCACCCAATGAAGCGCGAGTTGCAGGTGGTATCTTAATCCCTTTTGCTTTTGCTTTCTTATCTAACTCATCAAGCATTGCAATCACTGGCACATGAGTTGACCTACAACCCCAATGTCTAGGCGTAGGTAAATATGTTTTCCCATGCCCTCCAACTGGCTCATGTCCATCTGCTTTCCATCGTAACCCATCATAAGATGCACACAACACGGTTGTCCTTCCATCTAATGTTGCAATACTCTCAACTTGGTCAATCACATCAAGGTTGTCTCTATATGTCTGATCCCTAATTGTTGATGATATATTATGCACAGAAGTTCTAATGAGACTTTCAGCTTCACGATCCGATACTTGCAACCATCCACCAATTCTTTCAGCTCTTCTTTTAGTTTTCCCATTTGGCGAAGTATAAACTTCTGTCAAGCCTGTCCTTTTACCCAACAAACGATCCTTCATTTCTTCAACACTTTCGCCTTCTGCGTAACCTAACTGAATACCTTTAGTTATACGATTTTTAGTATTGTTTTCCAGACGATCCCACCAATCACTCACCAATGCACCTCTTACTAATTCATCATCAACAACCGCCTTTAATTGCGCTTGAGTCATTTTCGGTGAGAATATTTCTGCCTGTACTGACTCATTCATAATATTATTAATTGACTCATTTTCTACTTTAGCAAAATCCAACATCTGTTTTCTAACCTCTTTCTTTGCTGAACCGTGTGCATCTTCTATAATATCGTCTACCTGTTTCAACATTGACTGCAATCGTGTTGCTTGCATTGCGGAAGGGCTATCTGTCAGTAACAAGTTTATATCATCTGACATTTCACGCAAGAATCCTATAGCTCTACGTTTCACATTCTCTTCAAACCTATTGATCTGAATAGCATGATCGAAAACTTCATTTTCTAATCTGTCAATAACTCCTGCCACTAAACACCTTGATTAGAAAGTAACGCAGATTCTTCCTCAAATGACCAACCTTCACTGTAGACTTCCATTTTCTTACGCATTTGGAAACCTGTTTCTTTTGATATAATCCCTAGCATTTCTGCTTCATTGACTGCTTTCAATTCTTCAGGACTCCAACGGTCATCTAAGTAATCACGATTCATAAGCAGAGTGATTCCTTCCGATACATTCAACCACTTTGCACTCATGGTTAGCAATTGCAGTAATCCAATCTCAACTGTATTAACCATTGTGTCTAGTTGCGAATTTTCGCTGGCAGATCGTAACCTTGCAGTCTCAGCAGTTTCAACTTGCTTTCTGTGTCGCTGAACAAGTTGCCCACCAATAGTTGCCATCATCTGCATTTTCTCCAACATAGCAGTTTCCATCGCAGTAGCAGACGAACCAGAGAATTCCAAGATACCAAACTTAGCATTTGGATTACTAGATACCCACCTGACATCGGGGCCGACTGACAAATTGTTAGGTTCATTAGACTCGTCTTCTGTTATTCCTGCAGAGTAAAATGTTGCCGCGACTCCAACCCTGTGCAATAGTTGTTCATAATCAGCACTGTTCCTATAGTGTGCAAGGTTCAAATTGGCAAGGTCTAGCAGTGGCGGTTTCGATGTATCTGGCGAAGTAGAGTCTGCATTAATAAACTGAAACGGAATATAATCAATACCCTGACCAGAGTTACGCGGTTCCAGTATCTCAGCCTCAACATATTTGCCATTCTTTAGAACGTGAATTGCGACTTCATACAAACCATTTTCGGGATTGATCCGCAACTCTCTATATCTCGGTTCAATAACCTGAACCATCTTGTCCTCACCCCTTTCTCGTAGAGCAATAGTATTTTCCTTTAAAACTACCCTGACTAGGCGATCATCTACTGTTTCCCAATTCGTTATATCTTGTGCTTTATATAAAACAACATACGGATCACCGCCTGTTTCTGGTCGATCCAAGAACAAACCTACTCTACCTGTTGTTATGACTTCAGTTAATACCCTCTTAGTCAATTCTGTTAAAGAAGACTTATCACGCATAAGCGTTGCCGACCATTCCTGAAGTAAAGGCGCAAACTCGGTCTGAAGTGGGATTCTCATAACCTGACCAACTCTTCCTGTAACTACTGTTGATACCACCCCAAAGAAAGTAGCTCTGCTCAGATAATCTGCATATCTGGCTTTACCTTCAGTTGTGTCATCATGCCTTTCAAGTTTAGGCAGATACTTTGTTGTCTTCTCTTTAATTGCTCCTTCTCCGATATAGCAATCTTTACACTTATCCCACTCTGCTAAACGAATTGTATGCTCTGGATGTGGATTATCAATATCAATCATAACGACCTTATTCTTTGTGTGTGTGAACGGTTAGCGATACGCATTATTCTATATCTACACGCATCAGCAATGTGATCCTCTGCGGTTGTGTCGAGATCATCCAGATCACGGTTATCTCTCGGCATACTTGGCACAGTACGGATGAAGTGTCTGCACGTACTAAAAACAAACAGACCTGCTTCTTCCATCTGTCCTTTGAGCGATGCTTTCATCATTCTACGCATCTTCTCCCATCCAGATTTCCTAGTGTTATCTGCTCTTTCCCAACGTACACCGATCCGCGCCATATCATCTGCTATACTTACGCCATTCTGCGTAGTGAAGATCGAAGGGTCAGCACCACCAGCATTTACTCTATGATCCATTTTTGATTCTATCTCTAATATACCTCTTGCAATTTCAGATGCAAGCATTTTTACTCCTTCATTTGGATTACCTGTACATCCATACCATTCTGCTATGTGAAATAAAGTTCCTCTAGGCCACACTCGCCCATCTTCTATAGGTGTCCCATTACTTTCAGCCCACCATTGAACTGAGAACGGTGCAGAACTACCCCAATCAAATGATCTATCTACTCTCCACGATTGCGGTATCTGAAATGGTTCCAGTATATGATCTGAGCGATTCCAGACATCATCGAACATTCCCCCTGCGACTATATCCCAATCCCCATCAAGCCAAGCCCTTACTAACCACTCTGGCCCACTTGCTTTCAACCTGTTTATATACTCTGGATCAGAGTCTAACAAAATGCTATTATCAGCAACTTTTGCAGGAATAAAACATCTTGTAGACCCCAAGTCATCGGTAATCAAAGTCATCGGTGGTGCAGGATCAATGTACCGTGACTTAACCCAATTGTGTCCAACTCCTGCAGGATTTCCAGTAGCCACCATCCGTGACGGTATTCCATGTGGATTCCGCAAATTCGCTTTGAGCTTATCAACTGTTAGTTGTCTAGGCCACAACTCTAACTGGTCAAATCCCATCCACGTATATTCATGACCCATATAATTGTCAACAGTCTGCTCATTCATCAAGTGTCGCATCCTTAATGTTGCACCATTTTTAAAATGCCATTGTCTTGCTTGCGCTCTCCATGTTCCACCTAAATACGGATAGATTTGATTAGCCTTTCCTTGCAAATCTTCCAACTCAGGATATGTTCTCCTGAACAATACTCCTGACACGTGTTCACCATACTTAAAACAATGCGAAGCAAAATCAAGCAATATGCCGTGACTTTTCCCACCACCTCTTGCACCTCCATAGAATACTTCTTGTGCAGGACAAGCCAGCAATTTAGCTTGTACTGGTAGCGGAGCAATTACTACTTGCTTTTTTCTTCTGTATTCTGTTGATTCCATTCTTCTTCAGACAACTCTTTAATCGGAATAAACTTAACATCTAAATTACCTGTCATGTTTGCATTCAGGCTATCCTTACGACCCCATCGGTCAGGAAACCTTCTTTCAAGAAACCATGCTTCTGACTGCCAAGATTCATCACCTCTTAACCTTACCAGTGCAGAAGACTCCGATCTATGCTCTGCCTTTTTTATAGCATCATAGAAGTCACGATAAATTCCTTCACTCATTGCCTCACCTTTTTCCAACCAACGATAAAACGTACCTTTAGAAATCCCGACTGAAGCACAAGCTACATGGTGATAATTACCGATTT